CTTCCGAGCGGCATTGAAGGTCGAGCCATGAGCGAACGGGCGAACAGGTGGGCGCACGGGTTGGGCGCACGGGTAAAACCCGCATGGATAGGGGCACCGCACGGGCGCACGGGTATGTTTGCAGCGCGCACGTATGCGCACGATACGCGAATGCGGGATACGTGCGCGCAAAAAATGTTTTGTTCACGTAGCGCGTGCTACCCGTGCGCCCGTGCGTACCCGTGCGGTGGCGCGCCACTGCGCGATCATGCCCGTGCGTATGCCCGTGCGGATACCCGTTCGGGCCTGCTCGCGCGCGCTCGCGTCTTTTCTGTTCACTTTTATTCAAGAAAAAAAGAAGAAGAAGATAAAAGGCCGGCGGGGGTTTCGGCATGAGCCGAGAGAGCAAGTCCGCCTTTGCGCGGCGGCTGGGTGTGGCACCGAGCTATGTGACGAAGCTCAAGGACGAGGGGCGCATCGTGGTGGTCGACGGCCAGATCGAGGTCGAGGCCTCGCTGGCGCGGATGGAAGCGACCAAAGACCCGAACCGGGACGACGTTCGGCAGCGGCATGCCAAAGCACGGGATGAGAAGCGGATGGAAGGCGTCGGCGGTGGGCAAGGTGGGGCCGTGGCGGGGGTGATCGTCGCGCGGGAGGGTGAAGCGTCGGGCGCGGGAGAAAAAACGGCGCCACGGGGCGATTCTGGCCCTTCGATCCTTCGACAAGCTCAGGATGAGCCGGGCTCAGGGCGAACGGTCGTGGCTGGCGATGGTGAGCAGGAAGCGGGGCCCGTGATCCAGGCGGCCGAGGTATTCCGCAAGGCGCGCACGGCGAAGATGCATTTCGAGTCGCGGCGGGCGGTGATCCGGGTGGCGCGGCTGCAGGGGCGCCTTGCGGACATGGCGGCGATCCGTAAATGCGCCGGTAACGATGGGGCCAGCCTGCGAAGCCTGCTGGAGAACCTGCCCGACCAGGCCGCGCCACGGCTGGCTCCGGTGCGCGACGTGGCGAAGGTGGCGGCGATCTGGGGCGAACTGCTGGATGACGTGGAGGCGACGATGGCCGGGCTGCTGGCGAAGAACATATCCGCGATGCGGGAAAGCGAGGTCGGGGCATGAAGCCGCTGACGAAGAAATGGAAATGTCCGAGTTGCGCGGTGGAGTTCATGGCCGGGATGTCGGTCGAGGACGGTCGCTGCGGTCGGCGCTGCCCAGAAGGGCATTTCCACGACTACTACGAGCTGAAGCGGTACCAGGAAGGCAAGCCGCTGCGGGCGGCGGTGGCGAAGGCCCGCGCGGAGAAGGTAGCCGCGTCGCCCGTCGTGTCGCGCAACCGGTGGGAAAAGGACCGGGCGCAGATGCTGGCGCTGCTGTGGGTGGGGGCGATCGACCGGCTGCTGTCGCAGATTCCGGAGGGCAGCGTGGTGCGGGCCATGATCGATGGCGCGACCGAGCAGGCTTACCGGGTGTCGAAGCGGGTGATGAACGAGCCGGAAGGTGGCGGCGCGGTGGAACGGGAGGCGGCATGAGCGACAGATATTGCCCGGCATGCAACGGGTACGGAATAGAGCCGCGCTGCCCGATCTGCAACCAGGCGAAGCAATCGATATTCATGCGCGACCTGAACGCCGCAGGCGGACTTATCACGACCAGATCAAGTCTGTTCGGCGACACGTTTAAATCGGTGTCGAAAGTCGGCGCTGGCGCTACGGAGAAAGGGGAAGTGAAATGAGAAAGGCAGGACAGGATGATTGGTGCTGGAGTTACTCAGGACAGCAGTCATGGTGGCGGGCGGCGATCTATTGCGGATCCCGGCTACTTAACGGCCCACGGGTGATAAATTGCGACGTGCGCGAATTGAAGCGAAAGCGGTTTTCTCGCGGAAAGATGCGTCACCTACTGGGAAAACCGGTGCGGGTTAAGTCCGGCGCGTTGTTCGGGATTGATCGGTCATACAACTACACCGGCTGCCGGCGCATGGTGGTTCCGTTCTGACATGACCGATTCCGCGCTCGACGAACGGCTGGCCGCGCGATTCTCGGTGGATCGCGCGAAGAAGCTGCGCGCGGAAGCGGAAGAGGCGCGGGCGGCGGCGGAGGCGTTGGCGCGGGAACTGGCGGATGCGGACAAGGCCGAGGCGGCGATGCGGGCTTCGCGGGCGGTGCTGGCCGGGCTGATAGCGGGTTGGCGGGCGACCTTGCCGGCGGAGATGGCGGCACTGGAGTCGCAGGATGCGATTCATGCGCGGCTGGCTTCGGTGGTGCATGAGGGGCTGGCGTATGTGTCGGCGCAGGCGCATGAGATGGCCCGGGCCTTGGCCGGCGAGCCTGGGTCGGCGGTGGATGCGCTGGTGGCGCATGGCGGGGTGGCGTACCTGGAGCGGCTGGCGCGGTCGGCGGCGCCGCGGCCGCACCTGACAGTTTCGCAGTGGGCGGACCAGTACCGCTGGCTGTCGCAGAAGGGGTCGGGAGAGCCTGGAAAGTGGAAGACGGAGCGCAACCCGATGCTGCGCGAGATCATGGATTGCCTGTCGGTGCAGTCGGACGTGCGGCGGATCGTGGTGATGAAGCCTTCGCAGGTGGGCATCACCGAGGCGTGCGTGAATTGGATCGGCTATGTGATGCAGCATGCACCGGCGCCGCTGATGGTGCTGCTGCCGACGCTGGAAAACCGCGATGCGTGGATTACGCAGAAGTTGAACCCGCTGTTGCTGGAAACGCCGATCATCGCCGAACTGTTCGACGCCAAGCGCGAGCGGGACGCTTCGAACAGCCGGGACAACAAGGATTTTCCCGGCGGCATGCTGTTCCTGGCCGGCGGCAATTCGCCGAACAGCTACGCGCAGCGCTCGGCGCGCTACGTGATCATGGACGACCTTGACCGCTTCCCGGAGGAAGTGGGCAGCGAGGGTCATCCGGTGGCGCTGGCGCGGGGGCGGGCGAAGGGCTTTGCGCGCTACAAGCTGCTGCTGATTTCGACGCCGACGGTGCGCGAGGCTTCGCACATCGAGGCTGAGTACGACAAGAGCGACCAGCGGCGCTATCACGTCCCCTGCCCGCATTGCGGCGAATTTCAGGTGCTGGAATGGAAGCACCTGAAGTGGCCGGACCATTGCGTGACGTCGGGCACGGTAACGAACGTGTGGTACGTGTGCCCGGCCAATGGCTGCGTGATCGAGGAACACCACAAGCCGGAGATGCTGGCGCGCGGGCGATGGGTGGCGGCGCGGCCGGAGGTGAAGACGCGCGGCTACCAGATCAACGGACTCTATGCGCCGATCGGTCTGGGCAAGGCTTGGCTGGAACTGGCGCAGGAGTGGCTGGATGCGCAAAAAGACCCGATTGCGCTGAAGTCGTTCATCAATACCGAACTGGCGGAGACCTGGGAGGACCGCTCGCATTCGGTGAAGCCGAAGCATCTGTCGGAGCGCGCCGGGCCGCAGCAGGCGCGGGAGATTCCGCTGGGCTGTTTGCTGCTGACCTGCGGGGTGGATACGCAGGACGACCGGCTGGAGGTGCATGTGCTGGGGCACGGGCCGATGCTGGGCCACGGTGGCGCGGAACGCGGGCTGATCCACTGGACCATCGATTACCTGGTGATCCCCGGCAACCCAGCCCACGATGCGGTGTGGGAGACGCTGGCGCAGGTGCTGAACCGGCCGTATGCGAATGCGCGCGGGCGGGAACTGCTGATCGAGGCGACGGCGATCGACGAGGGCGGCCACCATACCGACGACGTGCGCTGGTTCGCCACACAGGGCAAGGCTAGGCGGCTGATGGCGGTAAAGGGCATGAACCGGGCGAGCCGGACGATCATGCCGGGCGGGCCGAAGCCGACCGACATCAACCGGCTTGGGAAGCGCCTGACGGGCGGGGCGCGGACGTGGGACGTGGGGACGGACGTGGCGAAGTCCTACCTGGTGAAGAACCTGGTGGCCGATGGCGAACTGCCGGCCGAGTCGCAGCGCATCCGCTTCCACGCCGAACTGGAGGATACGTTCTACCAGATGCTGCTGGCGGAATCGTTCGATCCGTCGCGCAACCGCTGGGTGAAGAAGGCGGGGCGGCGCAACGAGGCGCTGGATACCTGGGGCTATGCGTGGTTCGCCGCGCACCATCCGCAGATCGCGGTGACGCGCAAGACGCGCAAGGAGTGGGCGGCGCTGGCGGCGATTCTGGAGCCGGCGCTGCAGGAGGACGGGACGGTGCCGGCTGCGCCGGCCCTTCGACAGGCTCAGGGCGAACGGACAAAGAAGACCGAGAAACGCGGGCCACAACACGGCGGAAGGGGCGGTGATGGCGGGTTCTACTGACGATCCGGTGCTGCGCATCGTGGAGGCGGCGATGGAGGCGCAAACGCGGCTGCTGCTGGCTTATCAGGAGCAGATGCGGCAGCAGATCACGGCTCAGGTGATGGCGGTCGTGCGCGGCGAGATGGCCGGCGAGCAGTTTTACGTGGGCAAGGGCACGGCGTCCAGGCTGGTGGAGAGGAACGCGGCGATGTGCGCTGACCGCTCGGCGGGCATGAGCATCCGGTCGATCGCCAAGAAGCATCGGGTGTCGAAGTCGTGCGCGGCGGTGGTGGTGTCCGGTGTTCCGGTAAAGAACGGGACAGTGGACGCGGAGAATGATTGATGCGCAACCAGCGCGGGAAGGAGGTGAGACACATGGCGAAGAAGGCGAGCGGTTTGAACCGCAGGCAGATCGGCAACCGGGCCAAGGGTGTGACGCGCAAGATGGCGGCCAACCTGGCGCGTTCCAAGGGCATGGGCGGCAAGGGCGGTTAAGCCTTGTCACGGCTTCTGTTCGAGCCCATCAAGGCGGCGTCGCGGATTTCCGAATCCGCGATCGTCGCCTTTTCCGGCGGGCAGGATTCGGTGGTGACGCTGGATTTGTGCTGTCGGTATTTCAAGCGGGTGCAGGTGTTTTTCATGTACCTGGTACCGGGGCTGTCGTTCCAGGAGGCTATGTTGCGCTGGGCGGAGGATCGCTACGGGGTGACGGTGCGGCGGGTGCCGCATTTCATGCTGTCGGAGTGGCTGGCGGCGGGGACGTTCCGCAAGCAGGATGCGGCGGTGCCGATCGTGAGCATCCGCGACATTTACCATCATGTGCGGCTGGTGGATCAGGCGTGGTGGATCGCGGCCGGCGAACGGCAGGCGGATTCGATCGTGCGGCGGGCGATGATGAAGCGATCGGGCAGCATCGACGATGCGCGCGGGCGCATCTACCCGGTGGCGCATTTTCGCAAGGCGGACGTGATGGCCTATATCCGCAAGCACCGGCTGAAGGTGGCGCCCGAGGCGCGGTTCCTGGGGCATTCGTTCCGCAGCCTGGAGCCGGAAGAGATGTACCTGGTGCGTAAATTCTATCCGGCGGATTTCGAGACCATCGAGCGATTGTTTCCGTTCGTGCGGGCAAGCGTGGCGAATTACGAGCGCGAATTGCGCGAGGCTGGCCAGGCTGATCTGATCGGAGCGGCGGCCGTGACAGGGGGTGAGTCGTGGAAAACTTGACGAAGTACCAGAAGTTCGAGGCGGTGCGGGTGTGGCGGCATGAGCTGGTGCCACATCCGAAGAATCCGCGCACGATCGCGCCCGAGGCGCGGCGCAAGCTGAAAAAGAACATCAAGGCCGGCGGGCTGCTGGATACGGTGATCTGGAACCGGGCGACGGGCTATGTGGTGGGCGGTCACCAGCGGTTGTCGATTCTCGACGAGCTGGAAAAGTACGATGCCGGCCTTTCGACGGGCTCAGGGCAAACGGAGAATGATTACCAGATCGATGTGCTTGCGGTGAATCTGGCCGAGGCCGACGAGCTGGCGATGTTGGCCTTTTTGAACAATCCGGCGAGCCAGGGCGATTTCGATACCGATTTGCTGGCGGCGCTGAATCTCGACTTCGGGGTCGATTTCGCCGACATGGGCTTCAGCAAGATGGACGTGGATTACCTGTTCGACGGTGATGCACGGTTTTCCGACCTGTTCATCGATGATGGCGAGGCGAAGAAGACGAAAGGCAAGCTCGACGAGATCAAGGCGCACCGAAAGGAATCGACCGAGAAGATGAAAGAGGGCGCGAGCGCCGATTTCTACTTCGTGGTGGTGGCACGCGACCAGGCCGAGAAAGACGAGGTGCTAAAGCGCATCGGGGTGCCGAACTATGAGCAGTTCGTCAGCGCCGATGCGGTGCTGGGGGTGTTACCCGGCGGCGAGAGTGACTGATTCGTCCGGCGTGTCGTAGAGGCGCAGGCGGCCCTTATGCGGGGCTTCGATGACGTCGCGCGGGTTGGCCAGTTCCCATGCGTAGTGGCCGGCGATGTCGAAGGGCGGCTGCAGGTCGTCAAGGCATGCGGCGACCAGATCGGCGGCCGTGAGCGGGCGCACTTCCAGCAGATCGACGATGCAGACCTGGCAGCCGGCGGGCAGGGTGTAGGGTTCTCCGTCAATGTCGAGCCGCAGGGGCTTGCCACTGGCGACGAGCAGCAAGGGGCCGCGGTGATCGGTGCGCCAGGTGCGCACTTCGATGGTCTTGTCGCCTTCGGCGATGAGGCTGACCCACGGCTGACGTATGGCAAGGGTTTTCATGGGGTGGGTCCGGTGACGTGAGCGAGCAGGTCGGCGACGGTCAGATCGCCGGTGAGGATCAGCAACAGCCACCAGGCGGATTCTGGCATGTCGCGGTGGGTGCCGATTTCGGCAGGGGCGGCCCATTTGCGTATGGTGCGCGAATCTACACCGAGCAGCCGGCCGGCCTGGCTTCCGGTGATGCCGTGGCGCTTGAGGGCGGCGCGCAGGGCGTCGGGGCTGTAAGGTTGTGGCGCTGGCATGGCAGTTGATCCTCGTATTTGAGTTTAAGCAGGTAGGGGACGCGATCCGGGACGTAGGGGCGATCCGGTTCGTACAGCATGATGCCTTCGCCGCCTATCTGCTTGATGGCGCGCAGCATGTCGCGGGCGTCTTCGGTGCCAGAGATGCGCAGCGCGGCCACAATTCTGACATGGACCAGGCTGGAAAATCGGGTCATGGCGGCGCGCAGGCGGTGCAGGTAATCGCCCGGCGCGGCCGGCGCATCAAAGACGATGAAGCGGGCGCCGGGTGGCCAGCGGCCGTGGCGCATGGCGCGGGCGATGGCCTGGCGTGTTCCGGGGCCGGCGTAGAGTTCGCCGTCCAGGGCGAATCCGGCCGGCAGTTCGGCGAGCATGGCGGGCGGGGCCTTGACGGGCTTCCCCGTGCGGCTCCAGAGCGCGGTGCCGTCCCAACGGGCGCGACAGCCGTCGAGCTTTTCGGTGGCGATCCAGCCGGCGACATCCTGGCCAGCGTAGTCTCGGCCGTGCATCATGAGGTCTTCCATGTCGGCTCCTTTCAGGCGGTGGCGACGTGGCGACGGGCGCGGAGGGCGCCTTCGCGGGCGGCGAGGTGGGCATCATGCACGGCATCGAGCAGGGCCGTGAGCGGGTTGCGGCGACAGGGTTGCGGCGCGGTGCGCGGGCGCCGGGTGGGGCGCTGCAGGTCGGTGGCGGGGGCCGCCGGTGAGGCGGCGACCTGGGGCGCAGGCTGAACAGCCGGCGCGGGCGCGGTGGCGATCGGGGCCGGCGGTGCGGCGCGCAGGTTGTGCGTGCTTTCCCATTGGGCGACATAGGCGGCGGTGAGGGCCGGCCCGGTCAGGCCGCGCTTTTCCCAATCGGCGAAGTCGGCCGGATTGGGGAAGTAGCGAGGATCCTGGCGGGTCAGGTTGCGCTTGAGACTGGCTTGCAGTTTCTTGATGGCCTGGGCGACATCCCAATCATCCATGCCGCGCGCGGCGAAGACTTCGGCGGTTGTTTTCATGCTCGGTTCTCCAGGCGAAAGGCCATGAGCCAGCGCGGGCCGAAGTCATTGCGAAGCTGCTGCAGCAGGGCCGGTTCCGGTGCGATCGAGGGGAAGGGATAGTGCCCGGTGCTCCAGGCGAAGCGCAGGGCCATTTTCCAGTTCCGGCCATGCTTCGCGGCGAAGGTTTTGACGGCGGCGATCTGTTCGGCGGTGGGTGTCGGTTTATCGGTTTTCATGGTGCGACCTTTCCGAGTTCGGCGCGCAGTACGGCCAGCGCGCGGGCGATGAGGGGCGAATCTTCGGCGGCGGGCGCCTGGGTGGCGATCGGGGCCGGCTTCGCGGCGGGTTTGACGGGGGCGGCCTGGGGCTTCGCCTTGCGGGGGCGCGGTGCCTGCCCTTGCGGGCAGGCGGCCGGCCGCCGTGGCAGCTTTTCGCCCTTGTGTGCAGCCTTGATGTCGGCGAGCAGGTAGTCGAGTGCGTTCATGGCGGCGGCTCCGGTCAGGCGGCGAGCTTCTGCATTTCGGCGGCGAGGACCCAGAGGCCGCGATTCAGGGCGACGTTCTGGTCGATGCCCTTGACTTCGCGCGTTGTGGCGCGGGCCGGGCGGCCGTTGGCGTCGGTGCGCCAGCCGCGCAGGCCGCCGCGAATGATGCGCTCTTGCGCGACGTTGAAGGTCGTCCAGAGGTCGGCGCGCTGGTCCTCCTGGCGCAGGGGCCTGATGATCTGCTCGGGTTTGATTCCGCAGTTTTCAGGGTCGTCGAAGCGCAGGGCGAGCGCGGCGCGGCCGAAGGCCATGCGGTGCTCGGGTTTGAGTTCGAGCGCTTTCATGGTTTCGATCTGTTCGGTCACGCGGTCGAAGTCCTTGACGATGCTGTAGGCGCCTTCGATGACGTTGCCGACGGCGTTGCCGCTGTGGCGCACGCGAATCTCATTGTCGGACTGGCCGACGATCAGACCATTGGCGCAGACCAGACGAAAGACGCCGGCCATGAGGCGAAAGCCGCTGCTGCCGTCGTGCGAATTGACAATGACGACTTCGCGCGCTTCAGCGGCGGCGAGCTGGTCCTCGCGACGAAAGCGAATCAGGTGCTTGGCGAAGCCGGCGCGGTCTTCGGCGCGGGCGGCGGCCTGGCTGACCTTGACGGGCATGAAGCCTTCGGCGCGCATGCCTGCAACCAGGTCGCGGGTGGGTATGTAGGCATAGCGGTCCGAACGGCTACCGTGCGCGGTTTCGGCATAGATGGCCGGCGCGGTGCGCATGATTTCATCGTCGGTAAGGGGGCGGGCGTAGCCGAGGCCGGCGCGCTCGATATGGTGGTCGCGCGGGGCGAACTGGCTAATCACGGGGGCCGCAGTGCGGCGGGCGTTGGCGAGGTCTAGCATCATCAGTCTCCTGGGTGTCGGCCTTGCCCGAAGTGGGCCGGCCATGTGGTGAAGTATAGGGCCGATGGGCCTAAAGTCAAGGGGTTTTTGCAGTAAATTGCAATGCTTTGATAAATAACGTGTTTTTTATGGTTGTTTGGCTCAATTTGTGGGTTTTGGTGCGGTTTTGATGGTGCCGGCGGTACGCGGTGCCGTCGATTCATGGTCCGGTGTCCCGTCTTTTGCTGAAAAACGGGACAGGTCGCGCGCGATAGTGCGGGCATGGCAGACCTCGCTACCTTGCAGACCCGTCTGGACGAGGCGGAAAGCGCGTATCACAGGCTTCTGACCGGCTCTCTTGAAGAGTCGATCGGGCTGGGTGACATGCAGGTGCGCTACACGCGCTCGCAGGCTCCGATGCTGGCGGGGTATATCTCGCAGCTCAAGAGCGACGTGGCGGCGGCGGGCGGTACTTCTACCGGCGCGCGGCGCCGGGCGATGACGGTGACGCTGTGAGCACCAGCGCTTACCTGGCGGCGTCGCTGGATCATCCGGACATGCGGCGCTGGCAGCCGGCGGTGGCGTCGGCGGATGCCGATCTGCTGCCCGAGCGGCAGACGATGGCGGCGCGCTCGCGCGATCTGACGCGCAATTCCGGGGTGGCCGAAGGTGCGCTACAGACGATTACCGACAATGTGATCGGCGTCGGGTTGCGACTGGTATCGACGCCGGATTACCGGCTGCTGGGAAAGGACAAGGATTGGGCCGAGGAATGGAGCACGCAGGTCGAGAGCCTGTGGCGCACCTGGGCCGAGGCGATGGATTGCGATGCGGGGCGCTCGCTGGACTTTACGGGCCTGACCATCCAGGTATTCCGCTCCGGCTGGCTGAATGGCGAAGGTCTGGCGTTGCCGCTGTGGTTGCCGCGTCCTGGCGTTCGCTTCAATCTGCGCCTGCAGGTGATCGACCCGGAACGGCTGTCGAACCCGATCGGGCGCATGAATGGGCCGCGCTTGCGCGAGGGCATCGAGATCGACGAGTACGGGGCGCCGCAGGCCTACCACATCCGGCGCGCGCATCCGGGCGACCGGATCATGGCGGCGGCTGGCGACCTGCTGACCTGGGAGCGCGTTCCAGCCTTTACCGATTGGGGACGGCGCCGGGTGATCCACGCGCACGACCGCGAGCGCGCGGGGCAGAGCCGGGGCAAGCCGTCGCTGGCATCGGTGATGCGGCAGTTCAAGGTGCTGCGCGATTTCACGGATGCGGAACTCAAGGCCGCCGTGGTGAATGCCAAGGTGGCGATGCTGACGGAATCGAACCTGTCGCCGGAAGCGGTGGCGGAGCTGCTGTCGTCCAGCGAGGATGCGCGCAGCGAATACGCGGACGCGCTGACGGAGCGCGGGCTTTCGACGATCACGATGGAAGATGGCCAGATCATCCCGCTCGGGCTGGGCGAGAAGCTGGCGGGCTTTACGCCGTCGCGGCCGTCGGGGTCGTTCGATCCGTTCGTGACCTCGATTTTCCGGCATATCGCGACGGGATTGAACATCCCCTACGAGCTGCTGATGAAGGATTTTTCGCGGACGAATTATTCGTCGGCGCGGGCGGCGCTGATCGAGGCCTGGCGCTTCTTCCGTGGCCGCCGGCAGTGGATTTCGACGTACTGGGCGCGGCCGGTGTTCGAGTTGTGGCTGGAAGAGGCGGTGAATCTCGGGCTGGTGGAGGCGCCGGACTTCTACCAGAACATGGCGGCGTATTGCCGATGCCGCTGGGTCGGACCTGGGCGCGGCTGGATCGACCCGGTGAAGGAAGCCGATGCGGCGAAGATTCGCATGGATGCGAACCTTTCAACGCTGGAAGCGGAGTGCGCCGAGCAGGGCATGGATTGGGAAGAAGTGCTTGAACAGCGCGCGGCGGAGCAGGCGAAGATGAAGGAACTCGGGCTGCTGCCCGAGGTGCCGGTGACGCCGGCTGGCCAGCGCGATTACCCGAGCGACCAGAAGCCAGAGCCAGATTCAGTCAAGGACAATGCGGCCGATTCGCAGCGGCGCCGGTGCCGCCGATCACGGTGCATGCGCCGGCTTCGCCGATTTCGATGACCTTCCACATGCCGGCTCCAGAGGCACGGGCTCCCAGCACCCTGCGCATGGTGCGTCATGAGGATGGCAGCATCTCCATGAGCGAGGAACCCGATGGCAAAGACGACTGATCCCGGCACCCCGAAGGGCAACAAGGGTCGGCGCTATGCCGAGCAGGTGCTCGATGAATCGTTCTTCGGAGAGCGTCCGCCGTGGGTGGATGTGTCGCGCTACTATCTGCTGTCACTGCATGCGGGCAAGGCCGAAGGCGAGGACGGCCGGCTGACGGCCGAGATCCGCTATCCGGGCTATGAGTCGGCGGCGATCGTGCGCAGCCGGCAAGGCTGGCAGCGCAGCGGCAACGTGACCTCGAACCTGGACGATATCCGCTTCGCGCTGTACCAGGATGGCCCGCTGATCGTGGCGCGGTCATGGGCGCTGACGCCGGCCGGGTTCGACGCGCCGGCCTATACCGGCGAGTTCGATACCGCCATCGAGATCAAGCCCGGCACGCGGCCAGTGATTGATGCGGGAACGATCCGGGTGCGGGAAGTGTGATCCGGTAGCGGGTCACGATCGGGCGCCGAGTGGTGCCGACTACTTTTCAGGGGAAAAACCATGAGCCTATCCAACGCATCCGAAAACCAAGCCCTCAAGATGTTCCTGCAAGGCACGGACCCCAGCTACCGCTCTGGCGCTACGCAGTACGCCGCGCTGGTGTCGCTGCTGTCCCCTGACGAAGCTGCTCCGATTGCCGCCGAGCTGACCTACACCGGCTATGCGCGGATCGCCATCACCAAGGCGACCGCCTGGACCGACAACGGCAGCAACTTCGCCAATGCGGTTCAATTCCTGTTTGGCAAGCGCACCGATGCCGGCGCGACACAGCAGGCCAAGGCGATGGTGATCTGCGATACGGCATCAGGGGCCATCACGATGGGCATCATCGCGCCGCTGGCCGACACCCTCGACATCAACCTCAACATCCAGCCGATTTTCGCACCGGGCGATGTGGTGATCGGGGTCGAGTAATGCTGCTGCTCTACCACCATGTCTGCCCTGATTGCGGCCTGGATGTCGTGACCGACCATCCGACCGAGCAACTGCTCGAAATCAAGGTGTGCATGTGTCCGAGCGTACCGCCTGAAACAGTGGAGGAGCGGGAATGACGGTCGTCCGTTCCTTCAAGGAAATCGCTGACGCCGAAGAGGACGGGCAGACGTTCTTTTCCTCGTGGCGGAAGCAACCGACGCAGACCACGGCGGCGGGTATCTGGTTCGACCTGTCGATGAGTCCAGGCAACCCGGTTCCGAATTACTACATCGGCGCGTCCGGCGTATTCACGCCCCTGAGCCAATCTACTGACGGCGGCATCCCGCACGGCGGAGCAGTAGCGCCGCTCAAGAAGATGCTGCGGGTATTCGAGGCGCAGAGCGCGACCGCCACAGCGGCACCGCTGACGATGTGGCTCTGCGACTACCTCGGCTTCTACCCGTTCATAGACGAGTCGATAACCGAAGAGCAGGCCATGAACAACAGCACCCCGCTGCCAAGATACGCTGACGGAGGGGGCGTGATGATGATGCCGGTTGTTGTCGCCGGTCACATCGGCGGGCAGACCTTCAAGGTGAAATACACCAACCAGGATGGCGTGGCCGACCGCTGGACGCCGCGGCACGCGATGGGTACGCAGATTGTCAATGGCACGATCATTTCGAGCGCGGGTTCCGTCGCCAACAGCCGCGCGCCGTTCATGGCTCTGCAAGAGGGTGATAAGGGTGTCCGCCAGGTGGATGCGGTGCTGTTCGAGGGAACCGGCGACATCGGCCTGATCTCGATTGCGATGGTCAAGCCGATTGCGAAGCACCACATTCGAGGCATCGACGCCCCTGCCGAGCGCGACTACCTGACAAACAACTCCGAGCTTCCGATCATCGAGGACGACGCCTACCTCAATCTAGTTTCCCTGCCGGTCGGCACTCTCGCCTCGGCTCCGATCTTCGGCTACATCAAAACCCTGTGGGTGTAAGGACAAACCATGACTATCCAATCTTCCGCCGATCTGTACGCCGCCCAAGCCGCTGGGAAAATGTTCAGCAACCTGTACTCCAAGAACGTGCATGGCGTCACGGTGCAGGCCGCAGGTACATGGTACGACTTGAGCAAGGGTGCCGGCTCGCTGGCATGGGACGCCGTACTTGGCTCCGGCACGAACCTGACATTCCAGCCCGTCAGTGACAACACCACGACCACGGCGGCATCGGCGGCGCTGGGCGGTAGCATCTCCACCACGACCTTCACCGACACGACCCACGGATCTGGCCGCTTCACTGTCGGCATGGCCCTCACCGGAACGGGCGTCACGGCAGGCACCTACATCACGGCCCTGGGAACAGGCACCGGCAGCAACAACGGCGGCACCTATACCGTCAATATCTCGCAGACTGTCACCGCGCAGACCATCACCGGCACCGCGACCGCCAACTTCCCATTCACGGGCGGCGATGTCAGCACCCTGCAAAAGCGCCTTATCTTCGCCTCGGCTGTATCGTCCTCGCTTACTTGCGCGCCGGCCTACTTCCAGCTTGTCGACATCATCGGCTTCATTCCGGTATCGACGGTGACAAGCACCTCGGCGCAGACCATCCTCGGCACACAGACCTACCCGCGCTATGCGGACGGCAAAGGCGTCCAGGCATTCATCACGCCCATCGTGGTGATGGGTGCAGGCACCCCGACGCTGCAACTCAACTACACCCGTCCCTCGACAGGCGGCACGGACACCGGACGCCTGACGCCGGCCGCCCCTTCGCTGCCGGTCGCCAATGCAACCGCTCCGGTCGGGCAAATCCTTTACTCCGGCACGGGCGTCGGAAAGTACGGCCCGTTCATGCCGCTGCAAGCTGGCGACCCCGGCATCCTGTCGATCCAGTCGATTCAGCAGTCCGCGACCATGACCAGCGGTGTCTATGCCATCGTGCTGTGCAAGCCAATCGGCCTCCCAATCCCGCTGACGACGCTCGGGGTTCCAGGCGAGAGGGATTTTTGGAATCAGATCCCAAGCGCCCCTGTGATACCGGATGGTGCCTGCCTGTCGTGGCTGATGCTGGCCGGCGCGGCGACACCCATCAACACCCCGTACAACTTCACGCTGGCCGGCGCTTGGGGCTAGGCATGGGCCTGCTTGGCAATTACTCGCTGCTGCACAAGTCGCCGTCCCACTACCCGACAGGGACGGTGGGGTTCAGCGATCCGGCGAACTGGAACAAGAGCGGCCTCATGCAATCGCGCATGTTCGGTGAGAGCCTTGCCGAATACGAGTCCATGCCGCCCGGCTTCTACGCTGGCCGTGCGGCCTTCCCGCCGCAGATAGCGGGGCGCTGTGTCACGGCCTCGGCCTTCACCTTCAGCGGTTCAGCGAACGGCGCGGAAGGCTTGCCTGGCTCTGCCAGCAGCACCATCGCTTTCACGGCGACAGCTATCGGTGGCCTGATCGCGGGCGGCGTTGCCAGCGCGACGATCACCTTTACCGGCAGCGCGGACGGAGCGGGCCTCGCGGCGGGTAGTGCAGCAGGCACCATCGTTTTCACCGGAACCGCACAGCAGGGCGCAATCGCATGGGGGATCGCCAACAGCACCATTACCTTTACCGGCGCGGTGCAGCCCTACGCGCTGGCGCATGGCGTAGCGACGACCATCGACACGACCAGCATGACGCCGGAAGGCGTGGCTACGGCGGTTTGGACGGCCATCTTGTCCGAGTATTCGAGCGCAGGGAATGCGGCGGCGGCACTGGCGACGGCATCTTCTGGCGGCGTGGATTACACCGCGCTGGGTGCGGCGGTGTGGGCGTCGGCAGCGCGCACCCTAACAGCCAATCCCGGCATCGATGCGGCTGACGTGCGCGCCGAACTGGCGGCCGAACTGCAGGCCATCGTGGAAGTCTGGCGCCGGCATGGGCTGGATGGTGCCGCGCCGCTGACGCAGACGGCTACCGAGATCAGTGCCGGTGACATCACACTGGCGGTGGCGGAGCCGGTGAGCGGAACCGTGACCGTTACGCGCCAGCCCTGACGGGCGGGAATCGCGGTGCTCAATCCACGCGCAATCGCGGCTCTCGGCATCGGCCGGCGGCCGATCGTGGCGGCGCTGATGGGCTTGTGGCCCGATGAGTATGTGCCGCCGCTGCCGGTTTATGTGGCGCCGGAAGGATCCGGCGTGCCGCCGGTTCGAGAGCCCGCGCGGCGGAGAACCCGCCTGGCAAGGGGGCGGCCAACCGGTTTCGGTGCGAGCCTTGCGACGGTGGTTCCGGCCATCGAGGCGGCGCGCGCGATTGCGCCACTCGGGCACTCCCTGGCACGCCTGCCGGTTATTCGCGAGCTGGTGCGAGCGATCGATGGCGACGGGAAAGCCGAGGCCGATGTTCCGCTGCGACTGGTGTCGGTTCCGGTGTTCAGCGAGGATGAGATGCTG